ACTATCGTGAACACTTTAGAGAACTTAGAGCTTATCACGTTATGAACGGTATGATCCTTAGTCATATTCCGTTACACTCAGATTCAATGGGTCGTTTTGGCGTTAACATTCATGGACACTTACACGCTAATCGTGTGAAAAAAGCTCGTGGAGTTGATGCTAGAACAGGAGAAATCCTGTACAGCGACGAAAACGATGTTCGTTATCATTGTGTCTGCGTTGAACAAACTGACTTTGCACCTATCTTATTCGAAGAAGTTATTGCACGAATCGAAGCCGAAGGTGGCACAGTTGGATTTAAGTCCGGCAACGGCCCTACGATGTAAGGAGTATCATGCCAAAGTGTTATCAACTTATTGGGGTCCCAGCTAGCGGAAAATCTACTTGGGTCTCTAACCAAGACTGGGCATTAGGATTGACTATAGTTAGTACAGATACATTTGTAGAAGACTATGCTAGAGCACAAGGTAAAACTTATTCCGAAGTGTTTGCGGATTACATGCCCACAGCAGTTAACCTAATGGCTGAACAAGTTGTAAGGGCACGTGAGCTTGGACATACTGTAATCTGGGATCAGACTAGTACTACCGTTGCTAGTCGTGCCAAGAAGTTTCGGATGTTGCCGGACTATGAGCATATTGCTGTGGTGTTCCAGACACCCGACGAAGAAGAGCATCAACGTAGATTAGCAACTCGTCCGGGTAAAGTTATCCCAGAGGCTGTATTGTTTGACATGGTTTGGAATTTTGAAATGCCAACTGAAGAAGAAGGCTTTAATGAAATTTGGTACACTAATTGACATGGATATAATTTAAGATGAAAACTAAAAAAACTAAGAAAACTGTCCTGGTATTAAATCGAGATCAAATTGGGAAACTTAACGAAATTGTTAATCACTTTAAAGAGATTAATCGTTTTACCATCGAAGTTGATTACTCTAGCGGAATCGGTGCTGGTATATGTGTTTCGTTTGATTTATTTGAAGAGAACGATACCAAAGTAAATATCACAGATGTAAAAGATTGGTAATTAATATATAAGTAATAGGACCTTAGGGTCCTATTTTTTTGGCTAGAGTTTCTAGTAAGTAAATACTAATATGAGATATCATAATGTCCTAACGCCAATGCAGTTTCCTATAAATCCACTGTATAATATTGATTATGTTTTAAATTTATTCGATCTTGTATCTACTAAAGATCAGTCTTTGAATTTAGACGATTCTATTTTAAAATTAGAAGTTAAGAATTTGATTAATAATTCTGATTTAATTGTAGAAAAGATCAATGTATGGCGTTGGTCCGTTGACAATCAAAAATCAGAGCCCCCACACACAGATGGAAATTATCGTGGATCGAAAAGACTTGTTGGATTAAATTGGGTACTTGATGATAATAACACCGGAGTTGAATTTTATGATGCTACTCACGGAACTGCACAGTTTAAAAAAGAAACAGATAAAAAGCATTATACAAATTGGCAGTTTCCAATAGGGACTATCCCTTTGGTTGTATGGAACAATAAAATTCCGTCTTTAATAAACACTCAGATGCCTCATCATATAGTTGGACCTAATGGAACTTTTAGACATAGTATGACTATAAAATTTCTAGGAAATCCATCTTATCCTGTTGTTTTAGAAAAACTACATAATTTTGTTCTTTAATTATTAATACTCATTTAACAAATAAATATCAATATGCAATATCCTTTAATAGACAAGATTCCAGAGTTATGTTTTCCTATAAGGATTAGAGCAAATGTAGAGCAGCTAAAAAAAGATGTTAACACTATATTATCTGCATTTGATATCACACAGGAATACATAAACGAAAAGTGTAAAACCGATCTAGGTTGGGCAATAAATCTTACTCACTTGCCCAAATTAACCGGCAACGATCGTGCATTTGCCTATAGACAACAACATGATTTCATTAAAGAACAGAATGTTTCTGAAAATGATTTTTCAACAATGCTAGCAGAAATAAAAAATTTATATATCGGCAAATTAATGTCGGTCATATTTGCACGGCATGGTCAAAAGTTTCAAGGACGATGCCAGCTGGTTTGGCTTTCTCCAAAGAAAAGTTATGAGATGCATGTTGATCAACACACTCCTCATAGATATCATATTCCTATAATAACCAATGAACAATGCTATTGGCATTTTAGATATAAGAAAACAGATTGCAGTTTACACATGGCAGCAGACGGAACTGTATGGTATCTAAATCCGGTAATCTTAGGACATAATTTTTTCAATGACAGCGATGTTCCCAGATTGCATTTGATTTTAACTAGTGGATATTAATATGACAGAAAAAGAAACATTTACGCAACTGCGAGATGAACAGCTAACACAATACAGCAAGGAAGATATTGTAAACTTCGAACGTAAATGGGGACATTTGTTATATACACCCTTAGACATTCCTGTAATCCACGATGATCTATTTTCCGAATGGTATTTTGAAAAAGCTACCCCTATTCAAAAACTTAAAGAAGATGTTGCAAATAATCAAAAAGGATATGGTGGTTTTATATCCGTGAACGTTTTCCCTCAGGGAGATCCAGATAATTCTCTTATTTGGTCGTTAAACAATCAACCCGAATGGTTTACAAAGTTTCCAAAAATGTATCAACAAATTATGGATACCCTACCGTTAAAAACAATACATAACATTAACATGTGGAGTAGCACAAACAAAGTTAAGGCGCATCGTGATCATAATCATTTTATAGACGTTCCATTGGCCTTTAGAATTATGTCTTTTGATGAGAATCCAGGTCCTACTCTTTATACAGGAGAGTCTCTTCCTGACACAGAGTGGGACGAAAGCAATCCGTTATTTTATTGTAAAATTCCCAAAACTACAAATACATTTGTTTGGAATAATTTAAGAACAAAACACGGAAGTTTCCATGATCCGGCTAAACGAAAAATATTATTGATATTATCGACCTTTAATATCGATTGGAAAAAATACGACTCATTGTTAGAACGAAGCGTTAGCAAATTTGGAAATGATTATTGTTTAACTAGCACCAGACCCTTAGATGATTTTATTAACCTATGAAAGACTTTGTATGGCAGCATTTAAATATTGTAAATATTGTTAATATTCAGGCACAACTTAAAGAATATGTGTTTAATAATTTTACAGAAAGTGAAAGTGCATTTACTAATCTTGACGTAGATAAATTATTAGAAAACTGCAAATTAATCAAAGAATATTTTGATTCTAACAAATTAACCGTAAGACGAGCAGCATTGGTTGTTCACGGACCCGGCGCCGGCATTGGGGGAGCCCATATTGACATACAGCCATTTGATTTAGCAATAAACATAGGAATACATAATACTGTACTAACATATACCGCATTCTATAAATTAGTTAGTGGAGAACCAACTTATGTAGTACAAGCTAACGGATTACCTTTCACTAGTTATCGATCAGCAGTATTGGAAGAAATAGATCGATATACATTACATAAACCGGTTATATTCAATACCAAACAAATACATTCGGTTCATAATGATTCAACCGATAAACGAATATCACTAACTTTTAGATTTACCAGAGATCCTTGGGAATTAATAACACCGTCTTATAATTGACATTTTGATACATGTGTGTTATAATAGTTGTACTATAACACACAGATTGAATTAAATGAAAATTGTATTTGCTGTTTTTTGTTTATTATTTTCTATCAATGCCAATGCATTTTTCTGGGGTATTGACCAAACATTATCCGAAAAAACAATTGACTTTTGGCAACCAGAAATTGACGAAACATTTCAAATTCCGGAACGCCCGTATGATATCTATAATTACGAGCGACAACTAAAAAAATATAATTTAAATCATTTCAAACGAAATTTTCAATCTTATAATCAAAAAGGTAAATTATTTTCTAGTTGGAACCCTAATAAAAAACAGGACAAAGTTCCAACAATAATTATCATGCACGGTGGACATGGGGTTAATCCAATTGAATTTCAATCTGCTGAATGGTTTAAAAATAATCTTAATGCAAATGTGTTAATTTTAGACAGCTTCTGGAGTCGTGGAAAGTTTGAAAATCATGCTACCACAACTAAATTCGGAGTGAACGTTATGGTACTGGATATTATTGCTGCCCAACGTTGGTTAGCATTACAACCAGAAGTAGATCCGAGATACATTTATGTTTATGGTGGCAGTATTGGAGGTTGGTTGGCATTACGTATTATGACAGACGACCCATTCATAACTAAGGAAGTTAAGGGTAAAATCCGTTCTTCGTTTAGCGTGTATCCGGTATGCCGAGAAGCTCCTCAATATGGAGGAAAGTATCCTAAAAATCGATACGGAAATTATGTTGCACACTTGGATAGTGAACCGTGGCTAGCACCAAACTTAGGTCCTTATCATAGTCCTGTATATGTTTTTACAGCAGGTAAAGATGATGCCACAAATATCGAACACTGTGCATCAAGTGTATTGACTGATGCTAAAGAATGGAAACATTTTGAAGATGCTACCCATGCTTGGGATTTACCAGTTGCCGATGGCATATGCTCTAACGCTAAGAATCCTCAAAATAAATTCCTACAATGCAGAAGCGACTTGGTAACAAACGCAGTACTAGAAAAAATTAAATCAGTGATACAAACTGACTTAAATAATTGAACATAATAAAATTTAAATGATTTATATTTTAACCGATAGCCCCGCATCAACTGGTCCTAGGTCTATAGGAGCATACCGGCTGGCTACTGAATTGAGGCTATCTGGATACACTGTTGAAGTAATTGATTTTTTAGACAGCTGGACTCCCGAAGAAATTTTACAATATATTGATATCGGGCCTACACCCCTATGGATTGGATTTAGTAGTACGTTTAGCGGACATGGCAAACACGAAATAGAATTTGGTCAGAGAGCATGGCCTGATAAATTAACTAGATTCAACGAAAAAGATTATTGGTTTTTTAGTGAGATTAAAAAACGTGCTATTACTATTATTGGTGGTTCAAGAGCCGAACGAATGAAGCATATATACAGTCCAGATTATATAGTTACAGGATATGCCGATGCTGCCATTATTGCTATCAGCGATTTCCTATCTGGAAAAATTGATAAACTAAATTACGAGGAAGAACTGATTGAGTTGATATATAGAGAAAAACAATCATACATTTCAAAAAATATCAATTGTGAAAAGATGTATCCAGTTAGTGATGCTAGCAATATACAAACAGTATTTCATGAAACTGATTATATACAACCAAACGAAGTATTGCCTTTAGAAGTTTCGAGAGGTTGTATATTTAAATGTGCATTTTGTGCGTTTCCTCTAAATGGCAAAACTAAAAATGATTATGTTCGTCCTAAGGCCCAACTATTAGAAGATATTAAATTGTATCAAGAAAAATACAAGAGTAATCGATATTTGTTTATGGATGATACGTTTAATGATACTGTTGAAAAAATGCAATTATTAAAAGAGATATACGACGAAGTATCACCGTTTGAATTTTGGGCATACGGAAGATTAGACTTACTGGCCTCTAAATCGGAAATGATGGAACTAGTTAACAAAATTGGTTGGAAATATTTTAGTCTTGGAGTAGAAACATTTAACAGAAATGCAGGTAAAAAAATTGGCAAAGGTGCTGATCCTGAAAAACTAAAAATAGCACTAACAGAACTAAAAAAACTTCATCCGGAATCTTGGTTATTGTTTGAAATGATTATTGGCTTACCTGGGGAAAGCAAAGACTCAGTTGATGAAACAGTTCAATGGTTTTTAGATAATCCTAATTTATGGGAGGAAGTTCATTTTAAAGAACTATCGATCCCCAATACAAAGTACACAACGTGGCATTCTGAGATGTCTAAGAACCCCGAAAAATACGGTGTTCAAATAGTCAATATAGATACCTTAAGAGGTAGCCATGATTGGAAACACGACACAATGACCGTAACAGAGGCAGAACAGATTCTAACAGGCGTTAACAATAAAATTAATGATCTTAGACCAAGAAATAAAAATAATTATTTTGTTAAATTTGCAGATTTGCCAGAAGACACCGACGACAAAATCCCACAATTACTAAAAGATTCGATTCGTCTTAAAGGTAGACAATACATTGAAAACAAATTTAAAAATAGAGGAATATCATGATTTATGCACCTATATTAGGAAAACCAATAGTTGAACTAGATAAATTTGTAGATACAAATGCATTGCAAAATTTAGAAAAATATGTAGCCTTAGGAATAGCAAAAAATAAAAATCATATTTCAGTAGCATTTTCTGGTCCCGTTAATCCTGCATTAAAGACTTGGTTAGAAGAAGAAAAATATCTAGAGGTAAAAACTTCCTGGATTAATGTGAATCAGGAAATTCCAGAAGAGTTAAACAACAGCTGGTCGTCACTGACACATGATCAACAATTATTGTATACACTACTAACAACAAAAAGCAGATCTTTAAATTATACTCTTACAGTTAGGGCAATATCTAATTCATCGGGAGGCAACGGCGGAAAGTTTCACCTTAAACATCTATCTAAAGAGACAGAAGATACTGCTATTAAGAAAGATTTTGAATGTATATTTGATTGGGTTAGATCTCAAAACATATTTGACGAAATAGGTAGAGTACAGTTTTTCATAAATCCAGAAGGCAACTCTACACCCATTCATAGAGATTATGCTGATCGAACACACAACGATCAGTATATATGGATACGATTTAATAAACAAAAAGATTTCTTTGTCTACGACGAAGATACAAATGAAAAGTGTTTTGTAAATGGCTATGTATGTACATTTGATAATCATCAATGGCACGGCGGAGAACCTGGGGAATGTATGGGATTTAGTCTAAGAATTGATGGACTCTTTTCAAAATCTTTCTTAGAAAAAACTGGACTGGACAAACATTTTACTTAAATAGTTGACTATGTTCTCTCCCTATAAATTAACATCATTTGAAAACAATTCATTCGAAATAGCAACTAATCTCGATCTAGCAGATAGAATAGAAAAGTTCTTTCTAAATCCACAGGTGGATTTTTTATGGAATATCAATACTAGTCGCCAGCGCATGGCCGAGGCACTTAAGCACACTAAAATGGTTGCCCTTCGACAACCGATACCTCCAGCAACATCAAACCTTACTAGTACTAACGAATGGAATCAAGTTACTACAATTACTAATAGTAAAGTTTTGACATCATATCCTCTATTTCAAGAATTAGTCGAATGGCTCAGAACTTCACTATTAAATAGCGGTGCATCTACCGTTGAGTTTGGTCGCATCTTTTTTAGCAATCATGCTGCTAATTCCGAAATAGGACTACATACAGACGAAGGTGCATATTTCGACTATTACGACAGATTTCATTTTGTTATCGATCAAGTAGATGACGAAAACGTATTTCACATTCGTGAAGAAGATGTATTATTACAAAAAGGCAAACTGTATTGGGTCAATAATCATGTGCCCCATTGGTTAAAAAATAGTTCTTCAAAAGATAGAATTAATTTAATAGTTGACGCTAGGCTCACATGAAGCAAACACTGATTAATGATAAATGGGGAACTATTGTTGAGTTTGATAATCCCTTAGATGTTTTTAAACAAACACCCGGCTATTGGCGAGATATGATGTATGCTAGGCAGTTAATTGTCTTCAAGCGTATGAAATTTACCAAAGCCAACTATGCAAAACTCTGTGCAAGTTTTGGAAGATTATGGGGAGAACAAGATTATCAGTATAGTCACGAAAAGACAGAACCGGTAATAGTTAAAAATTTTAAATTTGTTATCAGTCCTATTAGCAATAAAATTAGCGGTAAGTTAGGCATGAATGAAATGAAATGGCATTCTGATATCCCAAACAAACTCGACAAGCCATTTCCAATGCGTTCTATCTGGATGGTTAATAATCCTCATCCTGATAGTGGATTAACTTCTTGGTTAAACATCGAACACGGCATTAATTGTTTACCAACAGAGTTAAAAGAACAAATTCCTAACATAAAAATTATTCAGCAAAGCTGGTGGAAAAAAGACAGTGATATACAAGAACACGATTTTATTAAAATACATCCTATAACAAAACTACCATCATTGAGATTAAACTTTTTCTGCGATACTGAAAGAAATATAAATGATGCATGGATTAAATCTGTTAAAGTACACGGCGAAGAACAAATTCCTAAACCTGTGTTAGGACCGTATCTTAAAAATCTACAAGAACAAAAAGAATTAGTCTACACACATAAATGGGATGAATTCGATATTATCATTTATGATAATTGGCCATTTGTACACAATAGAACTAAGTTAGAATTTGATAGCGATTTAGAACGTTTAATGTATAGAACAAATATCGATCATTTGTCTAATGATGATTATGTTGCTCAAGCTAGATTTGTATTAACGTTGCCCTATGAATAAAAATTATATTCGATTCCATATTGATAATTTTGCTGAGATACAGAAATCGCTGCAAGAGTTGTATAGAGATCAACATACAGGAACATCGTTACAGGCGTTTCCTAAAGACTGGAATCGTGAAAATTTTTTAGAATTGTATGATGTAGTTGATCAATTCTTTAAAAACAATAATGCACTAATTGCTTCATGTAGATTCTTTTATACACCAGCTGGTAGGACTCTAGGAGTTCATTTAGATGGGGAGAAATACAATACAGATTACTGGGCATTAAATATTCCAATTTTTGTCCCTAAATCTATGCATTGGCAAGAGTGGTTTAAATATGATGGTGAGTTAAAGCAAGAATCTAACGGAGTGTATAGTAGTTACATACAACCATTAAATCCAGAAAAACTTTTAACAATTGATAGATTAATGTTAAATTCACCACATGTATTACGTGTGGGAATATTTCACAGAGTAATTAATGATTCTTCTGAAGACAGATTGATTGTTTCTATAAGATTTAGAACTAATTCTTTAGATCAACTGTTAACACGCATAGCAGAAACTGCTTCAAACGTTTCACCGAAGCCGTAAGTAAACAAATATCTAGGCTTGTCATTTGTTGCAATGACTTGATGTATGCAACTTGTATCTAACAGATATGCATGTCCGTTTTGACACTGATGTGTCTCAGCAACACTTGGATACATAAAATGATTTCTAGTTGACGAAGTCTTTGTTATAGCACCGGTGGCGTTTTTAATTCCGATGTTAATACTACATTTCCTATTACTTTCGTCCATGTGCTGTCTAATACTACCGTGTGTTTTAATTAAATTTACTCGCTGAACATCTAGTTGTAGTGTAGGAAAAAACTTGTGAATATAATCAACTACATGCTGTGCAACACTGGGATATTGTAAGTATAGTTTTCTGGCAAAAGAAATAGTGCCATCACCCTGCTGATATGGTTGGTACTCGGTCCAATAAAGAGTAGTTGGATTTTCTTCCATAGCCTGTCCATACTTGTGCTTATGTATAGGTAGTGAATCTAATATGTCAAGATCAAATTCCTCTGGTACTGTAAACTCTTTATCAAATTCAATAAAACTCATTCTTCGATCCTTTTTAAAAATTTAACATTGTTCAATGATGTTAAATTGCCCCTAACAATCAATACAAATCTTGCCGAACTATTATTCACCGGAACCCTGTGTGGATATTCGTTGCCATTAATACAAAATACTGTGTTAGATTTAGAAGGTATAATTTCATATACTTTATCTTCTACCATAGTCTGCTCAATCTTTTTTAATTCTCTACCATGCGCTAGATAGTTAGGTCTTAGCCTAGACATTTCTAAAAATGTTTTACTGGTATCTAATCCAAAACACAATCTAAAACCGTAGCCAGCATCTAGATCAAAATGAAAATTAAAATCATAATCGGTTTGTTCTTTTTGGCTTATTAATAAAATTATTCTACTAGTTTTAACTATGGGTAATGAATCGATAGTTTCAACTAGTCTATTAAATGGTGTAACGTCTTTATAGTTGTAATTCGGAATACCATTAAACTCTAATACACGACGATCCCATGGATATCTTCTACCGTTTCTTTCAAAGTAAGTCTGTTCTTCAGCAAATGCTTTTGAATGTTCATGTCTAAATTTAGTAGCAGATAAGAAATCGTCTAGCTCTTGAAAAGTGATGTCCGGTAATGCTACATCTATTTCGCCTGCTATTAACCCCATTGCTCTTCTTCTCTTAAATTTTCAATTGCTACACGATCCAAATCTACAATTAAAATAACTCTAGAATCTGTACCGTTATGCGTTGTGCCGTGAAAGGCATCGCCGTCATCAAAACACCACACCTTTCCTGGTTCCCATGCTCTTGGAGCATAATCTCCTACGTGAAACTTAGCTTCTGGATCACATATAATTCCCATATGAAATCTAGCATACTTCGAAACCATTCCGTAATGCATGGATAGTTTTGCAGGAGGGTGCATTAAATTGAAACCCACACATCCAACTGCACTGCCGTAGGGTTCTAAAATCTTTTCTAGTGTAGGGGTTAATTCTCTTTTTTGTTTAAATCGTTGTTCTGCAAGATCATGGCTTGTTTGATCCTTACCCCATACTGCTTCGTACTCGGGTTTCGAGCAAGATGATTCTGCTACTCTAGTAAACACAGAATTAATTTTACCTTGGTATAGTATTTTCCCATTAGATGCTTTTTGATCTACCACTCCCCCCATTTGATTATTGGGTTTAACTCCAAGGAAGTGAGTAGATAGTGTTTGAAATTCTTTCAAAATAGTATCAAAGTTTTCTCGTAGTGCAATCGAAAGAGGGTGTTCAAATACTTCAATATATCCTAGTTTAGGAGTAGTCATAATTTATCCGATTAATAGTTTGTGGAAATATTTATAGTTAAATAAGGTGTAGCGAAAATAAAAAGGAAATCATGGAAGTTATTTTTTGGAGCTCTGAAGCGCATACTAATAAAGTTTTTAATAGGTACCTCGGACCTTACAAAATTGCATACTGGTTGCGAGAACACAATCACACCTGCCAGGTTATTGATTTTATAACTCATTGGACTAGGGAAGAACTTTATGAAATAACTAAAAAGTTCATAACAAACGAAACTAAAATTATTGCTATTTCCACAACATTTCTTTGCACCACTAGATATAGATGGGCCGATGGCACTAGCCCAAGGATGCCCGAACGTGTTATTTGGGCATTAACTGAATTAAAGAAAGAATATCCACACCTTAAAATTATTGTGGGTGGGTATGTATCTAATAGAATTCCATCATTTAATGTTATAGATGCCACTGTGATGACATATAAAGGTGCTCCAGAAGATGTATTTTTGGAATATCTTGAGCACTTTACACATGGAACCCCACTCCCCTTGGGAGAATTAGAATTTAGAATAACTGATGCTGGACCCGGTCACGAAAAGCCTATGATGACATATCATACTGCTAGGAATCCAAAATACAGTATTGAAGTTGATGATTTTAAATTTTCAAAACAAGATTTTATATTACCAGGAGAAGCACTGCCGTTAGATGTAAGTCGTGGTTGTATATTTTCCTGTAAGTTTTGTCAATTTCCTCATTTAGGTAAAGGTAAATTAGATTACATCAGAGGAATGGAATTTTTAAAAGAAGAAATTCTGCATAATTACGAAAACTTTGGAACTACTGCTTACTACATTGCAGACGATACATTTAATGACACTGAATGGAAAATGTCCGAGTTTTTAAAGATGACTCAAAGTCTTCCTTTTAAAATTACATTTACTGCATACCTTAGAGCAGATTTAATACATCGATTTCCAGACACTGCACACATGCTTAAAGAAGCAGGGCTCTTTGGAGCTTATCATGGTATTGAAACTCTGCACCCAGAAGCTAGTAAGATTATCGGCAAAGCGTGGAGTGGAAAACATGCTAAAGAATTTATTCCAGAATTATATCATAACATTTGGAAGAAAGAAGTTCCCATGCATACTAACTTTATAGTAGGACTACCTAAAGAAACTCGACATAGTGTAAATCAAACTCTTAGATGGTATTATGAAAATAACTTACACAGCATTAGATTTGTCGCCCTGGGCATATACAAGGCAGGTAACGATAACACCACTTATTCTATATCGTCGGAGTTTGATAGAAACGCAGAAAAATACGGATTTACCTTTGAAGAAAACACACAGGGTATATACGGTAATCGAGGATGGAAGAACGATAACTGGACAGAACTAGAAGCTATGAAAACTGCCAGTCAGTTAAACAGAATTCTAGACAAAGACAAAGTTGGAGCACATGTCTGGCTCAACCCTGGATTAATGTTCTTGGGATGGAGCAAAGAAAGAATCTTAGAGAATAGATCGGAACGAATAGGTCTAAATGAAGCTTATATACAAACTCGTGAAAAATACAGATTGTATTACAATACTGTCATAAACAGTTAGATATTGCCGCCTAATGGTGTTATTTCTCTATATTTCTGTTTAAGAAATGTACAACGAACAATAGTATCATTCGGCAATAAAATTCTATTGAATAGAATCTGCCAATGATGTGTGTAGACACATTTGTTCTTTGCAGGTACAAGACATTCGTCAAAGTAATCGTAGCGTTCATCTGCCCAGTCGCTAAATGCAAAGCGTCTTAATAGTTTAGCATGCCTGGCATTCCACAACGTGTAGAATTTAAAACGACCAGTTTCTTCATTAAACTTAATCATTTCATCTAGCAATGCTCTGGCGACATCTTTGCTGTTTTTAGATCGAATTTGTGTACCGTACCAAGCAGGTTCGTCGGAACTTTGGTAGCAGGATATTGCACCAATAATATTATCATCGTCATCAAATGCTCCAAATGCGTGATAACTTTTTAAATCTGTAAGATATGTTGTGCAGAATCCTTTGTGATAAATCTTTGCCATGGCGTGTTTGGCAAAGAAATCACTCGATTCAATATTGGAACCCATATATTTGCTGACTTCGAATAAAGGCTCTAATGCTTCTATGTGTGTGCTATCTAATTTTTTAATAATCATAACGACGCCCTTAACTGTCTAATTGTTTCTTCGTAACTAATTCCGTCTAGACTCGATTCTAAACGTTTGATTTGATTTGTTCCTATTGATTTATAGGCACTGTGATTGAAGGCTAATAGGCTTTCGAATCCGTGTGTCTTACGTTTTTTAGTAACGTATGGGCATAGTTCTTTTAAAATTTTATTCTTGCTTGACACAGAAGTTAGTTTGTAATTGTATCGGTCGGAGACTAGAGATACAATGTCTGGATTTTCCAAATAATATAACATTAATTCAGGAGTATAACTAAACCATTCATTGACTAAAGGAATGTTGAACTTATTGGTAAATCTCATTGCACTAGCATCTTCGTTTTCACGGAAGGTATAGTACCAATGACTCTTATCCAAACTCACTGACCTAGTTAACAATGTTTCACCACCCATAACAGCCGGGGCACCTATCTTGAGAATATTGTAATAGACCATGATATAGGTAATTTGTGAGCATTGTAGCTGCTCACCGAATTCAGTTGCTTCACCGGATTCAAAGAAATCAATAACATCAAAGTCAATAATTTCTAAATCTAAATCCATATGTCTAGCTAGACGTTCTGCTTCATTGATGTCAGCGGCATTGTAATTATCTTTGAATTTGATTGATACACACTTGGGTTTGATACCAATAGATAAAAAGTTGTTGACAACAATTTCACTGTCAGTACCGCCTGACAGGAATACTACTAAGTCTTTGCCAAATTCTTTATGTACACAGTCAGCAGTCCTGTGCAATTCTTTTTCATAATTGCTGGTACGATATTGATCGGGATCAACCGCACCTACATTGACCTTGAACTTTTCAAACGAATTTTCTCTATAGCCCCATAGGCGATCTCCGGTGCTGTAGGTTAGATGATTATTCAGCGTGAAGTTTGTCATTGCGATCCTGGTAGATTTTTTGTCTGCTTTCTTTTGTTGCTAACAAAGGTAACATAATAAGAGACAGGTCAAATTCTTTAGCGTTACCACTAACAGTTGATCCGAAGTCATATGATGACGCTCTGGAGTGATGATTATTGTGCCATCCTTGACCCCATGTAATCCATGCTAGTAAAGGAACATTGCGGCTTTGATCTTTAGTATCAAAGTTTCTGTAGCCAAATCCGGGAGAATGACAGAATACATTAATATTACTTTCCATGTATAAACTCAATGCTGCTGGAATCATAAATCCAAATAATAATATTTGCCAACCGAAGAGTGATAATACTACTGCATAGGTGGTTAAAATAATAGCAATATAATGCTTGGCAAACCACATATGCATAGGATCTCTAATTAGATCAATAGCATATTTGGGATTAAAATATTGGTCCCAATCATGCAACCACATGTGCCACGAATACCATTTGCCCTTAGTGGGAGAGTGAGCATCTTTTTCTGTATCAGCATATCTATGATGACTGCCTCTATGTATTGCGGCCCAACCTAATGGACTTCCTTGTAGTGCAAGACAGCTAATCCAAAGCAATATCGGTTTTAGACCCGGACGTGCTTCAAAGGCTTTGTGACTAACATACCGATGCAGAGTTATGGCAACTCCGATGCCTTCGATGATTACCCAACCAACAAAGGTATACAGAGCATGTTTCCATTCTAGGCCAAAGTATATCATTGCAATAAGCCCAATCCATGCAAGAGCATGAACAGGATAAAGAACATAATACAAAAATGTGTTTATTTTAGGCATAATGACCAATGTTTATTATTTTTAAATCCATAAGATCTAAGTGGTCTGGAAAAATCCAAATCCAACTTGTGTATTACATATGATGCAAACGTATTACAATTAGTAGTTAATAGATTAAACTCGTTATATGGATAATCCTTGCAAATTTGTTCAATCTCTGTATATTTAAAATTGTTTAAAGCAGCGCCTAGTATTATAGGATCAGCGCCAAACCATCTAGCATCTGGAGTCCTATTACTAATTACCACACTGTGTTCAATGTAAGCTACATCATTTATATACAACGGTTTTGCTTTTTGAACATCTAATGTTTCTAAATCTGTTAACTCTAACACTAACCACGAATTCTTTTCTTTACTCCAGAACGCAAACCACGAATGCGTTCCGCCTAACCAACCTTTTAATGCCCATGCCCTAGCATGCAGATAATAAAAATAATCTTTATCGAGATTCAAGTCTGCAGAACTCGCATCTAATAATTTCCAATCTTTAAACAGACGATTGGTTACGTTGTTCAATTTGATAATAATTGATGTGTTGTCTGTCATAGGCTGCTTTCCATGCTATTAAATCTTTTTCCCAATCGCCGGTGGGGCGTGGATCTTGTATCATATAATTAAATTCGTCAACGCCATTAACAAGTATAGTACTTTCAGGACTTAAATTTAATCTTGGTTTGCAATCAGTGCTGGCAAAAATCATTCCCATAGCAACTCTAGTAGTTGCAGCGTTATTCTTGCCACTACCGTGTATAATAAACGGACTATGGATCAGTACGTTTCCAGCAGGCACTTGAGTTTTAATTCTTTCTTTGGGGATATCAACATCAACTGTCTGTCCACGCATTAACAAATTGCTGTCTGTTTTAACATCTTTATGCCTACGTTGAAATACAGTATGACTTCCTTGCACATATTCGAGACTGCCCTGCTCTTCAGTTACATCGTCAAATGCAAACCACACGGTTAGTGCTGCGGCAGCTTTATCAAAATTCCAATACGTACTATCTTGGTGAAAGCTAACATCCTTGCCATCACCGGGCTTCTTAATCCAAAACAAAGTATCCCAACAGTGAATGTTAGGTCCAATTAGTTGTTCTAGATATGCTAATAGTTTTGGGTTTCTACTAATTTCATCAACCCAAGGAAACAATACATTGCTTTTGCAACGATAATCGCTGCGCATTAGATCCAATTTTTCATCGGCATCTAACATCAGTTTCTTATACTCGGCGGCTTCTTCCTTGGACATAATTTCCAATGGGCCTACCCAACCATTAGTATCGAATGTTTGTTTAATGTTTTGCATGCTGATATTTACCTGGTTTGCCTGTGTCTAGAAAAATTTCTGATATATATTGCATGATGCAGGTAATTGATCTTTCTAAACAATTTGAGTACCTAGACTTGTGGTATGAATCAATCGATTACATTTGCAAAACGGCAGGGGACCTTAGAGACAACTATTCTAATTTAGACCCTATCGAGTTTGAATGCTTTACCGCAGTTGTAGAAGATAACACTATATTGTGCTTTAGCGCACTACAAGTTTCTCCAGATGATTGGGGAACACAAATTGGACGATGCAGTACAAGGATGTGGATACATCCAGATTATAGACTTACAGGGATGAAAAAATTTGTCGGAGGTGATAAGTTTTTAAATACTACACATTGTCTACCTATACAAATAGAAAAAGCCAAATCTTTGAGATTAGATTGTATCTTTGTAAGCCGAGAAGACAATCCACTAGGATTTAGTGAATATGTTAACTTGATTAAAATTAATACTGGTACAGAATTTACAATGCTATCCGAAAAATATAATCTATTCGGAGTAGAACAATATGTTGCGGTTAGCATGTTGACTACAAACGGATTAACAGAATGGAATAAGTCTATGGAAAAGTTTAAAGTATGAGTTTCTTTGAAAAGAAAAGAGTGTTAGTTTTGGGACCAAGTCTAAGTGATGCAAGCATTGCTAGGATAATTGCAGAACAACATCCCGATATTACAGTTGATCTAATGACCAGCAATCAGCAAACATCAATTATTCCTAATTTAAATGTCATTCCGTTTATGCTAGAGTTTGCAGGTCCAGTGGATGCAACTTTTTGGGAAAATAAATTAACCTTTTTCAAAGAAGGATCTTTTAAATACCTAACCTCTGATCTTTTAAATTTTATAAAAGAAAAAAATGAAGACTATGATTTAATTATTGCATTAGGGTTAGAATTTCAGCGTTGGGTGTCTTGGCGTAATTTAAGAAAAGCTATTAAAACTCCAATTTTATGTCCTAATCATCAAGCAGCCGCCACAGAATTTGACAAGCTCTTTACTAAAGATATATTACTAGAGATAGGAATTCCAACACCTAAATACAATTTAATAGATTCCACAAAGGTCATTGACGAGTTAGACCGCCGGCCATTGCCTATAGTTTTTAAATTTAGTAAAAACTTTTCAGCTTTGGGCTTCGGTTCATGGGTGTTTAAAAAAAGATCCTATTACGAAACGGTGCCATTACTAGTGCAGATGACGAGTTTTGTAGAACAAGAAATATATACCGAAGAATTTATTAAGGGTAAAGAAGTTTCTGTACACTTTATTTGTAATGGCACAGAATGGCAGTACATTGGTGCTGCAAGAGACTATAAAAAAACCTACGAATACGACCTAGGAGCAAATACATCAGGCACTGGCTCGTACTCAGAGGTTAATTATTTTACAGATGAGATTAAGTCTACCGTGTTCGAATATATGGACAAGCTGATGTTGCAACTGAACAGACTAGGCATATTCTTTAAAGGCATATTTTACATGGGAATTATAATTGATGAGAATAATGTTCCGTATATCTTAGAAATTAACTCAAGGCCGGGACTACCAGAGATGCTATCTATTCTAGGAAATGTTAAGTCAGGTACGTTGTTGGAGAATTTTTATAGGGCTGCTACAGAAGATGAGCTACTTCCTTTTGAACAAGATAACTCTGCATCGGTGTCTATCTGCATAATACACAAAAATTACAATCACATTATGAAATTAAACTCAAAGCTGCCGGATTTTTCTGATGCACCTAGTGACATTAAAATAGACTATGCATCGCATATGCTCAACAAGTTTAATATTTATTGCTGCTTAACCGCTACTAGCAATACTAGATTTTTAGCAGCTGAAAAGATAAACAAATATCTCGAAACCAAAGATCTAAAAGATTTTAGATACAGAAAAGACATAGGTTTTTTAGAATGATTCATGATAGCATAATTAAAAATAATCAAGTAGGCTATTATAAAGTTGGAGAGAAGCTGTTCCTTAACAAACTAGCAGCATTACAATGGTCTGCTCAAACAATCACTCCTGTAACCTACCATTGGTTTGATGAATCATTCGATACATTTAATCGATCACTACTAGGAACTGTGTCATTAGATGCACTCTACAAAGAACGTGCTCAACGCCTTCGCGACAAATATGATTATCTAATTTTAAATTATTCAGGTGGTTGCGATAGTTGGAATATTTTAAAAACATTTCTAGATAACAACATAAAATTAGATCAAGTTATGATTTGTTGGCCGTTTGGCGCATCGAAAACATATAAGCCTAATATTAAAGATGTCAGTGCTGACAATTTTATGAGTGAATGGGACTTTACTATGAAGCCCGACCTCGAATGGCTGGCCCAGTATCATCCTGATATTAAAATTGAACTAATCGATTGGGCCGAACCATTTGCAAATAATCCTAATTTTGTTAATGAAAGATCATTTGATAAATTAAATCACTTTCACAACCTTGCTGACTTAGCTAGATCTACATTATTCTCTAAAACAGAAAGAGAAATGATAGAAAAAGGCAAAACAGTTGCAACTATATGGGGACTAGATAAACCAAATATTTCCAGGCTAGGAAATCAAATAGGCATGTCATTCTATGACAGCGTTACCACAGTTGCTCATCCAGCACCCTGCAATCCGTTTGGTACTGAATACTTCTATTGGGATCCTAATATGCCCGTCATTGCCTACGAGATGGCATATCAAACTCTTAATTGGTTCAAGGCTAGACCACGTATGCAGAAGTATATTTGGAATGAATCGGAAATAGGCACAGAGATAGATACATTCTTGGTTAAGAAACAAGTAAATTTAACTGCCTGTAGAGACAGTTGTTATACAACATGGAACAATAAGCCTACACAATTCCAAGTTAACAAGCCTGTTGACATTATTAGAGCAGACAAAGACTTTTGGCTCTACGAACACCGTGAATTATCTCACCATGTTGACAAATGGAAACCACTCTACGATGAATTGTTAAGCACTGTTGATAGAAAAGATACTTCTATAAAAGAAGGAAAACCTGTAGGATATCGATCTTTTTCAACTAAGCGACATTACTTTGCAACTATCTGAGTAGGAAAAAACTTTGATGTTGGGCCTAATTTATAATATTTTCTATAAAGATTAAATCCCGTACCTGTCTTATCAAGATATTTGGCATTTATTGTTTTAATAAAATTTCTAAAATCTGAATCAACTAGTTCGTACATTCTAGTGTCATGATGTAGTTGATAAAACCAATCGTCGTGTTCTCCCAAAAACATTCTAGTTGGTTTTGCTCCTTGGAATATTGGCTTCCATGTAGATGGATAGATACATGGAACTATAGCACGTTGATAAAAACTGTTTCTAATTTTATTTTGCTGTTCAAACATTGTTTTATGTTTCAAGCTATTGTAGACCAATTTTAATACTTTTTCGTTTTCCGGTAATGCTACCCACTTGGCTACCTGATGTCCTTGTTTAACCATCATTAGAGGGAGGTCTGGAGAATAATAAAACAATACATTTTCCACATTAGGGTAAGGTTTATCAAAGGCTGGACGTTGAACATTGACTGTGCTATCTGCAATTTGAATCCAAATATCTCCGTCGGTGCCGACTAATACTGTTGGTTTATCGATGCCGTAGACTATGGCTATCTTTTTTCCACTCTCGGCCAAGTTCCTTAAGTGTGTTAATTGTTCTAAATTGTATCGAGCAACTCCCGAAGGATGAATCCACTCTCCTCCTCTAAACAACCAGTCGTCTGTTTTAAAATCGATCATATTTTTAAAATAATCGTTTATAGTAATTTTTACATTGGGGTGCTTGGCTTTAATATCTGCTACCAAGGGCAACTGAACTAGGTACGTTTCACTCATGGTATTAGACGCACTAATATCAGCGGTTGTATTTTTCCAATTGTTTAAACCTGATACTGGAGCAGAAGCAATAATTTCATCCACTAGTATATTGTTATTTAAAAATGTCCAAGCAATGTTGGTACTGTCTGCGCCACCACTACACATTATCACAACATAATCATACTCATCTCGAATTTGTTGAGCACGGATTTTATAAAATTCATCTAGCGTTGTTGTTGGTTCAGTGGCCCAATCTACAGATTTTAAGATTGTATCATTGAAATTCCATTCTACATCAGCTAACGTTTTGTTAGCATACAGGATAGCGTCTAGTTTTTCAAAAAAAACCTTTCCGTTTACTGTGTAATGGCCCAATCGGTTATTCATTTTTGATATCCTATGTCTGTTCGATAGGTAAACTCATTCATGGTTTTGTTCTCTAAAAATTTATATAGCGTGGCTGCTGCTTCGTCTACAGTGTCGCAAGTTGCTGTAATTGTAGAATTTAACAATCGTCTATTACGTTGTAATCCTAAACAAATATTTGGAGGTATTGGATATAAGTCGGGATTTTTAAACTTATTAGATTTATCTGCTGTTGATATTTCATAAGTTTTGTTAATTATTCTAATGGTTGCAGCAGATTTATCTGTAAATTCTATTTCAGGAATACTGTCATTGCTGGCAGCAGCATAAAATAATGTTGACAGATCATTTTTAATAATAGAAAAAATTGATTGTAACTCTGGGTCTCCAGCTCTGGTATTAATTTCTAGAACATAGGGAACATTGTCAACTATCATTATTCCTAGATATAAAATACCCACATATGGGGTCCCTCGGTTCTTTAAAAAATCTATAATTTTGTCTACATAGGTATGTATAATTGGATCAACATCAGGCACCGGCGAGTACGAACCCATCCCTGCTGTGTTATATCCCTTATCATCTTCATAACGCTTTTTGTAATCTCTAGCAGATCCTAAGTATTTCCACCCGGTAGAATTACATAGTGCGTGGAAAGAGAATTCTCTTGAGCCCGATACAAACTCTTCAACAACAAATGATTGATTTAAAAAATCTCCTACATGCTGTTTTTGATATCGAACGCTTCCTTCTTTTTGAAGATAGTTGAATAATTCTTGATAATTGTCATCATCAACAATAACTGTTTGGAGTCCAAAACGCCAATCTCTTTCGTATTTTAAAACAAACGGTCTTTTAATTTCAAAAAAGTTTTTAAGTATCTCTTCCCTAAACATTATTTTATATTTGGGAGTAGGGATTCCTAATTTAGTTAATAGCCGTTTGCCTGTAAATTTTGACCACTCTAACATTCCTAGATCTTTAGTAGGCATTAAAACTGGTATATTTTTTTTTATGATCTTTTCATGTAGTTGAGTCCACATTTGATAATGATGTTTAACCGGTATTATCAAATCAACTTCTACAGTGTCTAAAAAATCCAAAACATTTACAGGAATATTGTGTATCATTTCGCCCAAAATAGTCAGCGGAATGTATTGATTAGTAGGAGGGAGAGAGTCAAATCCCTCTGCATGATAGATTACATTAAGCTCGGATTCTTGAATTAATTTTTGACACAGCAGGTGTGCTCCTGCAGTTGTTCCTAATACCAATATTTTCATGTTTACTCTCTAAGTAAACATATTTAACTGCTAAGTTAATTGGACAACTTATTATAGAGAAAATATGATTACTGGCGTTTGACTATTGACCTGCCCTTCACATATCAACATATGGCCTTTGGCAAGATAGTATTCGTTTCTAACTGCTGGCCAATTAGGAATTGTAGATTTTAATATTGCTACATATTCATTAAATGCAGCCCTAGACGGATAAGTTAAAGTGTTGGTAAATGTCAACTCGTCTTGAGATAATGCAGTTTCTCTAGACAACACTATCTCTGGATTATCTATTCTTATAGATCCTCGTAATTCTTGAATTGTTGCAAATTCTGGAGAATCGAAGAAAAACGGATGATCTTTATTTGGTCGAATTGAAGTCAGGGTCTGTTTAAACATGGGTTATCCTCTTGTACAATATTTATGTCGGTTTCAAAGTTTAAACTAAACTGAAAAAGAATAAATATACTATAAACCGACTCAGGAGTTAAAATATGCCCTTACAGCTACGCAGAGGCAATACAGCACAAGTTAATGCCATTGTTCCATTAATTGGCGAACTTATTTACGATACCCAAACGGGAAAAATACGTGTAGGTGACGGCACCACAGCAGGAGGTGTTATAGTTTCTTCTTATACCGATATTCAAGCAAAAGCAGCGGCAGGTGCAGCATTGGCAGGTGGATCACATGGTGGTATAAACTTTACATATAATTCTGGTACGAATACTATCAATGCTAATCTAAACTACGAACTTAATCGATCTATTACCAATCTAAATGGTACCGTAACACTAGTCGACACTGATCAGGGAACTATTACTGGTCCTCTCAATACTTCGGGTGGGACTATCAACGGTAACTTGTTAATGACTAGAAGTGCCTACAGCAATGTGGACGGTGCTGGATTTGAATTTGCTCAACATCATAACACTAGTGATGCTGTAAACTTTACATTTTATAGATCTCGAGGAACTAGAACTGCTCAATTACCTGTAATTGATCTAGACGATATGGTAGATATTGTAGGTAGTGCCTATAACGGCACCGGACGATCACAGTCGGCTGGTATAACTTTCCGAGTTGATGGTCCAACAACTGGTGGTAACGTACCTGGAAAGATTCGATTCGTAACGAATGATGGAACTTCTTTTGCTACTAGATCCGAAATCGATTCCGATGGAATATTTAAAATCAACACAATTCAAGCATTTTCAACTCCAGTTATTCAGTTCAATTCATTAATTAGTGGTGACATTAGCGGTAGTGTGTTCGGCGACGACTCTACTAGAATTTTAGACGGCACCAACAATCGACTCACAGCAAGAAGTGTACAGGCAACACAGTATTTACAGATGCCTATATATGCCAATGCAGCGTTGAGAAATGCAGCAATAACAGCCCCTAGTCCGGGAATGATGGTATTTGTAACCAATAATGGGTCTAATCAGCAAAAACTTCAAGTTTATACTTCGGGCGGTGGTTGGACAGACTTATACTAATTTGAAAAGATTTCCTTTGTAATAGTTGACTTCAGTTACAGATAGTGTATAATTAAACTGTGGTCGTGAGTGGAATTGGCAGACCTCCCGCTATGCTCATAGCATAGAGTGGGGACGGGACAAAGTCGTAGACAGAGTCTTTGTAGGTTCGAAACCTACCGACCATACCAATTACTTTTATAAGTAAAACACATATTACAAGGAAAAATTATGTCAACAACAGTAGAACAGCTCAAAGCAGACTTCGAAGCATTTTTAGCAGAAGATGGAAAGTTTACAGCAGGCAATGGCGCAGCAGGTACTCGTGCTCGTAAAGCACTTCAAGATGTTGCCAAAGGTGTTAAAGCTCGTCGCAATGAAATCACAGCAGAAAAGAACGCACGTAAAGAAGCCAAGGCCTAATTATGAGCACCAAGGACAGTATCACATTTGATGATATTGAAATTGATCTAAGTGATTATGGTGCTGCTCCTCAGGCAAGCACCATGATTGACACCTTAGATACTATTACTCTCACTGGATCGTCAAATCAATTTGCCAATATTGGCACAATAACTTTACCTAGTAGCAACACCTTTTCCTACGGTGGTGCAACAGTTGGTGGTATTACTACAATTAATAATATCAATGCCAACAGTCAATGGACTACAGGAACTTCGGGGTACACTATAAGCCCCACTTACGGAGTTAGTCCAAGCACTGTTAACATTTCTAGCACTGGTATTGATATGGCAGCAGGTACTGATATCACAGTTGATGGACAAAGTCTAAAAGAATTTATGAAGAAGATGGAACAACGACTTGCTATCCTGGTACCCGATCCGGTGAAACTTGAAAAATTTGAAGCTCTAAAAAAAGCCTACGAGCATTACAAAACAATGGAATCGTTATGTTTTGACGAGCCCGAAGAAGACAAAGAAAATTAAATACTATGCATGTTAAATTACTCAGCTACTCACAACCAACTGCAGAATTTGCCAGCATGGGTGTCGATGATGCGCAGGAACTTATTGCGTATTGTGCCCGTGTCAGCAACCCTGCCAATCAATTTAACACCGAGACATCTGAACGACTTATCAAATACTTGGTCAAGCACCAACACTGGAGCCCACTCGAAATGGTCTCCGTCTGTTGCGAAATTGTTACAACCCGCGATATCGCACGACAGATTCTACGTCACAGAAGTTTCAGCTTTCAAGAGTTCTCCCAGCGATATGCTGATCCTACAGCTGAACTCGATGAAGCGTTTATGCTACGTGAGGCACGATTCCAAGACACCAAGAATAGACAAAATAGCGTAGAGCTGGACATGAGTGACGAGGCGCAAAAGCTAATTGCCATTGAATGGGAACGTGCTCAGAAGCGTGTATTGTTTAGTGTCAAACAAGAATATAAATGGGCCATTAAAAACGGTATTGCCAAGGAACAGGCTCGAGCAGTTCTACCAGAAGGACTCACTGTCAGTCGTATGTACATGAACGGCACACTGCGTTCGTGGATTCATTATATGGAACTACGTTCTGCTAATGGTACACAAAAAGAGCATCAGGAAATTGCCATTGCCTGTGCCAAGGCTATTGCTGAGATCTTTCCAATGGCTGAATCTTTGATAGCAAATGGATGAGAAACTAAAAAAGTTCTGCAAGAACTATGAAGTTAAGGTAGTCAACGATACTCAGCGTTATGCTAGGTATCGTGCGCCATCTTACTTCACTGATCCGACTCGTGCAGATATCATTAGAAACGATCTAGTTGATATGCAAACCGAAACTCTCTACACTGTGCAAATACCAGAAAGTAGATTAAAGGCATTAGCTGAATTAGAAAATCGTTTCTACAATCATCGCAACTCCGATGGCATGCGTGACATGTTTGAAACACTAATGGACAAGGAACGAGAAGAAGCCTTCTACAGAAATTCTAACGAAGCCGTGAAAAAAGCCTACGAGCAATACAGTATCATGCTCAACTTAGCTGGATATCAAAGAAAGTTTTGAATCAAAAAAGATTCATCTTGACAGATTTTTAAACAGACTGTATAATTACTATTATGGCACAACACACAACCTACTGGTCATGTACTCCCTTTGCCGATTGGCTTCGCGGCACTAAGAAATTAAGTGCAGGCACAGCTGAACAATGGGACGAGTGGACAACTACTGCTCAAATGAAACACAACTTCCGCTACTGGCTAGCAGAAGAAGCACTTGGACACATCCAAGATTTTGTCACATGGCCTGTAAGGAAACTCTATGATATCAAATACTACATTAACAACCGTTGGGTTAGTCGCACTCATAGCCTTACCGCTCATGCCCGGGATATTAAACCTGGCCAGTGGCAGGACGTGGGGAACCGCTTTTTGCCTTGCTTATTCAATGAGCTGGTTGATTTTGTTGAGATAGAACAAGCCTGGAGTCATATTGCCTGGGGCGACAAAAAAGACACTGCTAAGTATAATCCTCCATTCTGGGCTAGTGGTTGGTTCCGCTGGCGCACATGGCGTTGTCCACAAGCTGGATTAGATCACCTTGACTGGGCTGCAAGTCTAACTATGGGATCAGACTGGGGTGTAGAAGAAACTGATCCTAACTACGGTAAACCTACTGGTCAGGCAGAACGTGCCAAAGAGATTAAAGAGCTTTACCTATGGTGGACAGTAACTTATCGTAATCGCCCCGATGCTTACGATGCTAGTGGTTGGACTGAGTACTGTGAAGCGGCACGTATTGCCGACGGCGGCAAGCTAAGTTGGTTGGGTAGTAACAAGAATCCCGAACTTAAAAAGATGAGTGATAAATCACACAAGCTACTACAAAAAATTGAAGCAGCCTACGAAAAAGAAGATGAAGCAATGATGATTCGTTTGATCAAAGCAAGAGATAGTCTATGGACCTAAAAGCCGAAACTCCGGCTAGGAGTATCTTAAAGGTTAACGAGTGGGGTACCTCGAAGATGTACAAAGTAGTATGTGAATGCGGTAGCGACGACTGTACCCATACTATTGATATTGAAGCAGAAGACACCGGCGTAACTGTGACCATTTATACTAAAACAAGAACCAACTTTTGGTCTAAATCACGTTGGTATCATTTATGGACACTCTTAGTCAAAGGGCATGTAGACTTTGAAACTAACATTGTATTATCAGAACAAAGCGCCATTAATTATAGTGAAACACTAAAACAAGCTGTACATGATGTCAAAAATTTCAAAAAGTCCTGAACGTCATACCTTCCAATTAGAAGGTGCAAGAGAACGTGCTGCCAAAGATGGCAAGGAAGTTCCAGAATACTATGAGAACTTTTGGAAGTCGGCCAAAGACCAAGACGACGCTAATCTTGTAGATCCAGCGTGGCAAAAAGACAATATGGAATACGATTTAAGAAGTAGCGAATGGATGTGCGGCAAGGTTCAAAACTCCGATACCTATGCGCAGAATCTTTATGCGGCTATGTGCAATATGCAGTTTATCAAACTAGATGTTTTACCTATCTTAAAAAATCAGCGATGGAGTGCTAGTTGGCGACACGCAGGCGGCATCATTGCCGACATGCAAGAAAAGGGCGACTATATCGATTGGTACTGTAGCGGAATCGGTAACAACGAAGATGGCTACGGAATATGCGGACAAAAACCTGAACTAGACAGTAATGGCAGGCATTACGTTCCTGAAGGTACTGTAACTGACGAAATAGCCAATGATCTTAAAACTTTAGGTTGGCTGGCTGTGGAGTGGGACGACAAAGAATGAGCTATATGTTGTTTGAAGTTTGGGCCGAAGCCGAAGACGGTATCGAAGATTTAATGGGAACAACAGCAAGTCAAGCTGAGGCTTTTAAAATTGCAGAACAAGCAATTGCCGACGGTGCGGTATCGGCCATAGTTTTTCAAGAAACGGAAGAAGGTGATGCTGTAGAAATTCAACGATTTGAAATGGACTAATTACATCTTGACAATTTCATTGTTTAGTGTTATGATATATGAATTGTACAACAAAGGAGATGTAGCAAAATGGCTACGAAAACAGATCATCTAGCAGTTGCTAGAGCCAGTAAAGGCAAAGACTTTAGTCCAAAATGGGATGGCTGCGAAACTTGGGATTCTAATCAATTCCTTCGACACTTCCATACTAGTATGGCTTGGTATCGTTTAGAGGCCAGTGGTAAAGAACTTAAGCCTAAAGTTATCAATTGGATGGCGTTAAATGGATACACTAAAGATCAAATAGCAGAATTCAAAAAAACAAAAGACAATCGCTGTGGAACCACAGTGGGTGCTATTGCGGCCTGCCTGTTAAAAGGAATGCCCGCAATTAGAGAAGATTTTAATGAAGGTCGTAGTACAGCTATGTGGCTCGGTACTTCTATTAGCAAAATCATTTCAGAAGGCAAAGACGACACTGACGATTCCGAAGAGACTAAAGAAGACAAGCCTACTACAATACAACCTAGTATACAAGAACGTGTTCGAGAAGCAGCTTATCGGATGACTGAAGAACTCGAAGATGCTATCGAATTGTTTTCTGAAGATCCAGATACATTTGATCCAAAAGCATTTAAAGTTCTTAACTTACTCAAAGGCAAAGAAGTCAAAGCCGCACACGCTCGCATCATTAAGGGCTTTTATGCACGTAACTTAGAAGAACTATTACAGGTACCAGGTACCAAAGATGAACAGCTTAAAGAAGCGTATAGTCACATTAGTAAAGTTAATCTAAAGAAGATTACACAGTTCTATCAAGAAATTGTCAGCGCCTGTGATATGCTGGCACAGGAAGCCAAAGTTAATAGGGCTCCTCGAAAACCCAAAGCAATTAGCAAAGACAAAGTTGTTTCTAAACTCAAGTATAAGAAGACTGACGAACCCTTAAAGCTAGTCAGTGTTAATCCTGCAGATATTATTGGTGCTCAAGAATTGTGGATTTACAACAGTAAGTCCCGCAAGTTAGGTAGATATGTTGCAGAAGAGTTTAAAGAACTTAATGTCAAAGGTACTACGATCACAGGTTTTAGTGAAATGAAATCCATACAAAAGACCATTCGTAAGCCAGAAGAAAAACTCAAAGAGTTTAAGGCAGCAGGTAAAATTGCACTACGCAAGTTCTTAGATGAGATCAACGCTACAGACACTAAAATGAATGGGCGTTTAAACGAAGATACTATTCTACTTAAAGTAGCATAATGTTTGATTAGAGATTGATAAATATTGGTATGGATAATACTACTATGGATCAACCTCTTCTAACTAATCTTAACGAAGCCCTAAAGGCTTTGATCGACGCCCATCAGCCCGATACCAAAGAAATTACACAATTTATAGATTTTCGCGCCAAAAAAGGCGGGGATAACTACGGTAAAGGAATACTATGGAGTGGGCAAGGATACACTAAACAGTTTGTTTACAACAGCAACCCAGACAGATTCTTTTCATCTGAATCAATCGATTTAGATATCGATAAGAATTTTTCTATTGACGGCGTTACAGTTCTTAATAGTACAGAATTAGGAACCAGTGTTACAAAAAGTCATCTAACACAAGTTGGCAGATTACGAGGATTAATTGTAGACGGATCTGTAAACATTAATCAGTATTTGATTTATAACGGTGCAACTGATCGATTAGGTTTAGGTACTGAAGCTCCTAATGCTGCATTTAGTGTTGCAGAAATGGGAGTCGAAGTTATGTTAGGAACAAATGACGACTTCCACGGAATGGTTGGTACATTTGCCAGCACTGACTTTGATATCGTTACAGATAATACTGCTCGAATCAGTATTGCAGCAAATGGTAATATACAACTAGGCAACCCTAATAGAAATCCTGTACAGGTTAAAATTAACGGCAAATTAAGTATTGGCGTTGAGAATCCTGATCCTGCCGTTGATCTACACGTTGCCGGTGCCGTTCGCTTTAATGGACATGTGCAAATGTATGCAAGTGAACCACCGCAAGAAGGTACCTATTCAGTAGGCGACATTGTTTGGAATACCAATGCTAGAGTAGGCACTGGTGTAGGCTGGGTCTGTCTAAGAGCAGGTAGTCCGGGTTCTTGGTATCCATTCGGCGAGATTAAAGAAAGAAGTTAATATGGGCAAGGCCCTTGTAATCGGCAACGGCGAAAGCCGTGCTGGTATAGATCTTCACCAGATTACTGATTACACAACTGTAGGGTGCAACGCTCTACATAGAGACTTTATTCCGGATCATCTTATTTGTTGCGATGCAAGAATGGTAAGAGAAGCTTTGGAAAATTCAAAAACTGATTCCTGCAAAATTTATGTAAGAGAAAATTGGCATCAATATTTTAGAAAAATTCTAAAAAATAAACATGTCCAGGTGGTTCCTGCAATCCCTTATAGTGGCGATAAAAGAGCAGACAGTCATACACATTGGGGTTCAGGACCATATGCAGTTTTGATTGCAGCAGCCATGGATGTTGAAGAAATATATCTTTTAGGATTTGATCTATACGGAAGACAGCAATTTGTAAACAATATTTACAAAGGAACTGAAAACTATCAAAGGTCGGAATCTTCAGCTGTTGATCCTAGCTATTGGGTTTACCAATTATCTAAAATTTTTGAATACTATCCCAATAAAACATTTAAAATTATAAATCACAATACATGGATATTGCCAATAGAATGGCAAAAAGATAATGTAGAAAAAATTGATAAGCTGTTGTTTTTTAGTTAAATACCTTGTATAATTAATCTATACACACAGGCACAGCGGACTTTTTACGCCATTCATCCCGCTTTATAAACTCTGCATGTCGTCAAACTTGCTACCTTAATAAAGGAGACTAGAGATGGCAAATCTTCAACCAGTACAATATAAGTACACAAGCACTAAAGAATATCACGACGCATTTCCCTGCGCCTATCGCCAATGGCGAGCTGATAGTCATTGTAATCTAAATCATGGCTATTCATTTAGCATGAAATTTTACTTTGGCACCAACGACCTAGATGTGCGCAATTGGGCGGCAGACTATGGTGGTTTAAAAGAACTAAAGAAGATACTAGAGGATCAATTTGATCACACCACATTAGTCAGTGCTGACGATCCGGAATTAGAGTTCTACAAAGAAATGGAACGCCGTAAGTTGGCAAAACTAACTATTCTTCCAGCATTAGGCTGCGAAGCACTGAGCGACATGCTTTACAAGTATGTTAATGGTGTTTACATTCCGGACATGTGGGGTGACGGTGAAAGCAAACGCCTATGGTGCTATCGTGTAGAAGTTCGTGAGACACAGGCTAATATGGCTTTCCGCGAAGGTCATCGTGAATGGAATGAGGATCTCTTTGCGTGAATAGCGTAGAAAAGATTTGGGCCCGGGCAACCGGGCACTTAATGGGCAGTACTGATGACGATAGGCCAGATGTGCCTATCCTTACAATAAGAGAAGCCCGTTGGGCTTTATTCTTTAAAACATTCTGGGTCATAATGCATATCGTAACCTGTTGTTTTATTATTGCAGGCATTATTAGGCATTGGTAACAGTATGATAACAGTACTATGCGTTCGATTCGGTAACAAATACAACTCTGAATATGTAGAAAAACTAAGGAATATGGTGTCTAGACACCTTACAGTTCCGTATGAGTTTGTGTGTCTAACTGATAGTCAGCATCCTATACCCGGAGTAAGATCTATCGTAAGACCCAACGAAGGATATAATAGAGGATGGTGGCACAAAGTTCACATGTTTGATCCCGGGTTAGGACTATCCGGAAGAATTCTATACTTTGATTTAGATATCATCATACATGATAATATTAACAAATTAGTATCAGATGACACAGATACGTTCTGGGGGATTAGAGATTTCAATAGAAAATTTCATCCAGGCTGGAGTGTATTAAACAGTTCTGCGTTGAGCTGGATAGGCGGACAACATTCTGAATTGTTTACAGATTTTAAAGCCGATCTAACTAGGGCTCAGAAGTTACACGGTGATCAAGACTGGATTTGGCAACAAGCTAAATCAAAAATAAAGTTTTGGCCGGATAGTTGGCTGCAAAGTTACAAATGGGAAATCAGAGATAAAAGCGAAGTCATTATGCAAAACGGTAAGCGTGGATTTAAAACTACACGAAATCCTGTAATTCCTGCAGACTGCGCTGTTTGTGTGTTTCATGGAGATCCAAACCCACACGATGTACAAGATCCATACGTGCTTGACAACTGGCAGTAACGATGCTATACTAATAGCATGATTAAACGTATCGGCTTTGCCTGCAAACTTATCGACGGTCCCAGCCAAATTGATGGCATTAAACAGACCGATAATTGTAAACAATATAATACCAGCACCACTACAGTGGCCTGGTTAAATAGACAATCAAAGAACATTGCTGAAGAAAAATTGTGGGATTTAATGAAACACAATATCGAAGCATGTCGATTGCTTGTTGAAAAGGTAGGTACGTTTGATGAAAATCTTAGAATGGTACGACTCAGTAGCGATATACTTCCTGTATATACTCAGCAGGATTGGAGCTGGTTTTGGCGGCTTCCCGATGTTAGAGCCTATTGCGAAAGAGAATTTAGAAGAGTGGGAGATCTGGCTCGCCAGAATGACGTTAGGCTTAGTTTCCATCCTGGCCAGTTCACTGTTCTTGCATCTATTAACCCAGGTATTGTAGAACGCAGCATTGAAGAGTTTGAATATCATGCAGATATGGCTCGATGGATGGGCTATGGACGTACATTCCAAGACTTTAAAATTAATGTGCATATTTCGGGACAACAAGGTCCCGCCGGTATTCGCCGTGCTTATCAACGATTAAGCCCCGAAGCACGTAACACACTCACTATAGAAAATGAAGAAATTACACACAATCTTGAAACCTGTTTGGAACTTGCTGATCTCGTTCCGATTGTACTTGACATACACCATCACTGGATTAACTCGGGCGAATATATCGACCCTACTGATCAGCGTGTTCGACGTGTTGTTGATAGTTGGCGCGGGATCCGTCCTACTTGCCATTTTAGTACTAGCCGCGAAGACGTACTCGTTGGACATTCCAGTGGAACACGTCCCGCTCTTCAGACCCTCTTAGAGTCTGGTCACAAAAAGTCAAAACTTAGAGCCCACTCTAACTTCTATTGGAATACAGAAGTAAATGAGTGGGCGCTGGGATTTAGAAATCAGTTTGATATTATGTGCGAAAGCAAGGCTAAAAACTTAGCCTCCTTTGCACTCTACGAGCAAGCTAAAGAATTAGCCCTTTGATACTGGGGCTTTTGGCTTACGAGGGGCTTTTGGCTTTGCAGTCTGTGGAGCAGCAGGTTTCTTAGAAAATTGTTGCTTTTTAGGCGCAGGCTTTTTAGCAGGTTGTTTAGCAGACGCTTGTGCAACCACTGCCTCTGGAACAACTGCTGCCGGAGCAACTATCACCGCTTCTGTTCCTAATGGCATTGCTTCGACTACTGGTGCTGCCTCAGCTTTATATGGGGCTTCCGCAGTTTGTTCTGCTGGCTTACCACCAAATAGTTTCTTTAATAAACCGATCATATTAAATCTCCTTGTGGGTTTATTTATTAATAAATATCATCATGCTAATATCTTGCGGTTCAGAATCTGATAAAAGAACATTAACAATCGAATTACCAACAGAACCTATCAAAATTGGCATACTAGTTAGTGGCGGATTAGATAGTAGCATTTTGTATTATCTTCTAATGTTGAAAAACAAACAATTAGGTGAGATACACGAGATTGTTCCGTTAACAGTTTTGCGTAAAGAAGGATCAAAAAACTTTGCCCAATTAGTAGTAGCCCATGTCCAAAGTGCATTTTATAAATCTTATTCCCCATCACTAATAGTAGGTGATAATACATTATCAGAACCCGAACAGGTAAAATCTGGTGTATTAGATGCAAGGAAACTAGGGTTTAAGCGTGTGTATACCGGTCTAATAGAACAACTACCAGAGCATATGATCGGCTGGGATAAGATACCCTACAACGAAAATGACTTCTTTAAGGCTCCGCTAAAGGATCTTAACAAGAGTCACGTTGTAGATTTATGCTTTCAATTCAAACAAGAAGCCTTATTCTATATTACCCATAGCTGTGCGGCATGGGAAGTTAGTAGATGTTATAGCTGCAATGGCTGTAATGAAAGACGTTGGGGGTTTGAACAACTAGGACTAGTTGATCCGGGAACTATTTAAAACTTACCCACTGGCAATTCAGTACTAGCCGGCATATCCCATATTTTCTTACGCTCAACACCCTTACGTTGAGCAAATCTTTTAGCATCACAGTTAGAACAAACATGAAAGTAATTGTTATTCAATCGTTTTGATTGAATTTTTTTCAGTGCTCTTTCAAATACACTGTCGCAATTGTCGCAACGAAATATTGCAATTGTTTTGTTTCTCATGTAAGTGTGCTCAATACCTAATTTACTGATCCTAACATACTGTACTTGTTGAGTTTTTATTTTTAAGAACATTAGTTATTTACATTAGGCTTATAAAATTTTTAGATAAATATCATAGATATCCACAAACATAGGACAAACTATGGCAAGAAAAATTATTGATACTGGTGTTGTAGGCAACGACGGTACAGGCGACAGTATTCGCGACTCGTTTAGAAAAGTAAACGACAACTTTAGAGAGTTATATAGCTCATTAGGCCTAGGTGAAAGACTAACTATTTTAGGGTTAGACGACGTCAAACCTAGTCAAAACAGTCAGCCTTATAGAGACACGGGCGGTTATTTAGGAAAAGAAAACGCAGTGTTATCCGTTAATCCGGACGGCAGTGGCGTTATGTTTAAACAGTTAGTGCCAGGGTCTGGTGTTAGTTTAGACTTTTCTTCTAATTTAAATGAAATTGGAATTAGTTCTGAATTTTCAGCAGTAGTTGCAGACACAAGTCCACAGCTAGGCGGTGACCTAAGTGCATATTCGGGTGGTGTTTATCGCAAAATTAAAGACTTAGGTTCCACATCGAATCCTCAACTACCTATATTCGAACATCAAGCAGTTAACAAAGCATACACAGATACCAAAATTGCTCGTGCAGGTGTATTTGCAATAGATCCTAGAACAAATCAAACCAATCCTGCATTTGGAACTATGTCGGGTCCTTTAATTTTAGCAAGAGATCCCCAACCATCTGACGACGAAACATATGACGGGTTAATTGCAGCTACCAAAAGATATGTTGATAATTCTGCTTTTGGTAGCAGTGTTAATCTTTATGTTGCTACATCAGGAGCCGACGATAGAGTCGGTGTTAGTCCAGAGCTTCAAGGTCGTGCATTAGCATATGCATATCGTTCTCTTGAAGCGGCATGTAAACGAGCAGAAGAAATTATGCTCGACTCTCGCCTAGAAATTGGTCCTTATAAGAAAGTACTAACTTATAATAACGGTGCTGGAGAATGTACTCTAGACTTTATTGGCGAAGCTCCTAGTTCTGGATCAGGATTCAGCGGTACAGTATTGATGAGTGTTGATACTATATCAATTCGTGCTGTTGGTAACAATTATAGGCCTGGAGATATTTTAACACTAGTCGGCGGGACATATACTGAACCTGCAAGATACGAAGTGTTATCCATTTCAGCAGCTGGCGGTGTGTTAACTACTAGACAATTAAGTTCTGGAGTATACACTGCTCTCCCCGGTAGTACTGATGTTATTACTTCTACTGATAGTGATTTTGGTGGACTTGGTGGTGGAGCGGCAGTTGCTACTGTTGATGTAACATATAAAGTTAACAATGTTCAAATCAACAACGGTGGTAGTGGGTTTGGATTAGTATCAGTTCGTATTGCAGGTGGTGGTGGACGAGGAGCATTTGGTACTGCCGATGTCATCGGTGGCGTTGTTATTAGTGTTACTATCACTGATCAAGGATCAGGGTTTACATCATTGCCAAATGTTGTTGTTAATTTGCCAAGATTTCTAATTAGAACACAGGGGTATCGAACAGATTTTACTGGAGACTACTCAACAACAACTCCTACAACTATTCGAGGTCGAGATATTCGAGAAGGCCTATATCTACGAGGTGAAACTTCGGAAGCATTGGCACAGATATTAAGTCACTCAGGAACTTTAGATAGCGACGGCAATGAAATATTTGATGTTGATATTAAATACGGATCTTTCCAGATTGATGAAGTTATTTCCTACGGTGATGTTACTAAAAATACACAAATAACTATTTTAGTAGAAAGTGGTATATATGAAGAAAACTTACCCATCCGAGTACCGCAGAACGTTTCTGTTGTAGGAGATGAATTTAGACGTTGTATTATTCGTCCAAAGAAAGGTATCAGTTCAAGTCCGTGGGCATTCTTACATTTTAGAAGAGACTTAACAATTGGTGAGGCAAATGTAGATCAATTGACATTAGTTGATAGATTATATGGACATCATTATCTACAAGACAGTGGCGCTCCGGTATATCCAATTGTTAATAACAAAGGATATTACAGAGCCGCAGCACAGTTACTATTATTGAATAGACAATTTATACAAAAAGAAGTAATTGGATGGATTGATTCTCAAGTCATTAACAGTCAATCTCCTTTTAATACTGCGTTTGTATACAATAAAGCGTTATGTGAGCGTGATGTAGGACTATTGATTGATGCTATGGTATTTGATCTGCGATGGGGTGGTTCTAACAGAACGGTATCTGCGGCATTAAAATATTACGGAAGTCCAAGCGCATTAATTGCTATTGGCGCTACGCAACTAAGTCAAACTATTGCGGGAATTAGAAGATTAGGAACATTGGCTCAATTGGTTGTTAGAAATGTTCAAATACAAGAAACTTATCAGTCTATATTTCCTCAGATCGTAGACGGTGCGTATGTTGCTGAAGTAGGATCAGGCGGCGTTTCGTTTAACATCAACTTCATTACTAATGCCAATCCTGCAGTTATATCGACTGCTACTGCACATGGTTTAACAACTGGCGATCAAATTGTCATAGACAGTGTAGAAGGGATGACCGAAATAAACGGTGACGACTATTATGTCGAAGTTATAGATACTATCTCTTTCTCTGTTTACAATAACTCATCTCTAACCACTGGAGTTGACGCCACACTATATGGCGAATACACCACAGGAGGCAATGCAACAAACAACGGCGGAGTTATTGGTGCATTAATTAATACCATAGTTGACGTTGTTGATAATTCCGGAAGTGTGAACTATCCTAAAGATAGTGACCAGATGGACGTTTTCTTATGTAACGATGCTGTCCGTGTTCAATCAATTACATTTCAAGGGCATGGCGGATTTGCCATGGTGCTCGATCCAGAGGGACAGATCCTTGCCAAATCGCCATATGCTCAAGAATGTGCATCCTTTACCAAGAGTTCCGGAGAACAAAGATTTGCTGGTGGACAATATGTTGACGGCTTTACTGGTAACTTGAAATTCAAAATTATTAGTAAAGACAGCAACACATTCTTACGTGTGGGTGATTTGAAGCGTATGCCTCAGTTACCAGCATCATTTATTGTTGAAGATACCGTTTATAGAATTAACTATATTAGAGATTATACGTTTAATACGGCGGGCTCTACAGCTTCGTTTGTATTAGACGATGCCACTCCGTGGCCTTATGATATCTTTACGTACAATGAAAGCATTTGCAATAGAGACGTTGGACTTATTATAGAAGGTCTAGGATATGATATTGTACTAGGTACTAACTATCATGCTAGAAAATCTGGATTAAGTTATCGACAAGCAAATGCTCACGTTGTTACCGAAACACAATTAGATTTAACAGTTAGAGCAATCGAAGAAGCTCACGATATTGCCTATGGATATTTGTCATCATATCCTGTTGCACAATCAGTAGTTACAACCAGTAAGTCTGCGGTGGCAGGGATTGTTAGAAATGGAGAGGTATTTGCTCCTACGTTGTCGTTTTTACTCCCAACAGGACTATCTGCAGATTTAACCAATGCTAAAATATTACTAGAATCTAATGTTGACTTTATCAAAGAAGAAACTATTGGATACATCAATGCCACATACCCTGCATTAGTAGGAAACTACGATGCACAAAAATGTGCTAGAGATGTGCAATACATTATTGAAGCATTAATGTACGATTTAGTCTACGGCGGTAACAGCGAGACTAGAAAAGCCGGTATTAAATATTATGACGCTGTTGGTTCTGCCGAGGCACTTCAAGTCACTCCTGGACAAAAAACAGCAACCATTGACGGTGTGGCTTATGCAAAATATGTTGCTAAACAAGTTATTCAAAATCTTGCACCAACAACAATATACTCATCGACATCTAGAAGTATAGGAACACCAGCAAGTGGCGCGGAAGTTACTATTGTTAATACATTATTAACCAACATTGAAGCTATTATTAATACAGGAACGGCAGCGGCTAATGCAGAAGTATTACCAAGTTTAACTGCTTATCCTTATTTAAATACTGCTAAAAATGCTAGAGTTGAATTGCTGGCTAATAAGGCGGCTGTTCAAACTGAGACTATTGCATTTGTAAACGAAAATGCCAACGCCTACGAAGTTCTAATGCCTGGCAATAGATCAATGTTGTCAAACGACTATACACAGATCAACGACCTAGGTTATGGTATTGTTGTTAACAACGGTGGCTTGGCAGAGTGCGTGAGTATGTTTACCTACTACTGCCATATCTCTTACTATTCGTTAGGTGGTGGACAGATTCGTTCTGTGGGAGGTTCAAGTGCTCACGGTAACTATGCTCTAGTTGCTGAAGGCGCTGACCCATTAGAAGTTCCTACACCCGTTTCCCTATATTATGATTTGTCTCAAGGTGTTGAGTGTTACTATCCGTCCGGAGCATATGCAAATACAGTTACTGGATTAGAACTCTTCATAACCAATTATAATTATGTACCGTTGGAGTCCAGTGAACTTGAGGTTGATCACGGACTAGGAGCTATCTATAGATATCCTGTAACCTCTGTTGCAACTGCAGGTTTGCCCGCAGGAGTTGCTAGATTAGGTCTAGGCAGTAGTGAGGGAACAGGAATCGATGGATTGGCTGCTGTAGTACCCAACGGTACAAGATTAACTGTTAGACAGAATGCTCAAGTTGTATTAACTGGCGATGTTGTTAATGTTGCTGTTCGCCCAAGTACTGGTTTAGTATTGAGAGAAAGCCCAGACGTATATCGTATTATACAATTTCAAAATTATGTAGATCCGGCAGGCGGAACAACATTTACTATTAGTATCGGCTCTCCAGCAGTTATTACAAAAGTCGGACACGGGTTACAACCTGGATTTCAAGTACAGTTAAGTACTACTGGTGCATTACCAACTGGACTTAATACTTCTACTATCTATTACGTTCTTGCAGATAGTTGGACTCCAAACACTTTTAGAATTGGATTAACTAAACGTAGTTCTAGTATTTCTACATCGGGAACGCAATTTGGCGTACATAGTTATGTAGTGGCAGGACTTGCTCGTACTACTATGCGAGAAAACTACAATTATGTAGATATGTCTGTTTATGCATTACAACCTTTTGTAACTACTGGACAGACATGCACAGTTAGCATTGCTGCAATCGGTGAGATTACATTAACAAGCCACGGTTTTTCTTCAGGTGATGTTGTTAAATTTACAACAACTGGATCACTACCTATTGGCCTTAGCACTACTAGACATTATTTCGTTAAGAACATTATAAGTCCTAATAAATTTACAGTTACTGATACAGCAACAGCACTTTCAGTTGAGCTTACTACTTCCGGTTCACAATCTGGTACACACAAAGTTGGGCTAGTTACTGGACAACCAGGCGACACTACTTTTGCAATTACAGGTCTAGGTAGTTCTGAAGCTGCTAGAGTCTTAAATTCTAAGTTTGTGTTCCAGGGAGAAGAATACGTTGTAGAAAGTTATAGTGGCGAAGCAGTTACCGGTGAACCATATGCAAGTATAACAATTACACCCCCACTAGTCGATAGTGTTGTTTATTGGAACTCAGTACCTACTTTAAAGTCAGCTGTTCCTAAAAACGAACCGGGCACATTAACAATTCGTATTTCGTTAACTCGTGTTACATCACACGATTTATTAGAAATTGGTACAGGTTCCTATGCTGATACAAATTATCCAAATGAGATCTACGGACAATCTGTAAATCCAATTAACGATGCTAACGAAACTGAAGAACGAGGAGTTGGCCGTGTTTTCTATGTTACCACTGACCAGTTCGGTAACTTTAGTGTAGGGCCGTATTTCCGTGTAGACCAAGGAACAGGCACTGTTACTTTTGCAGCGGCTATTGCGTTAAGTAACTTGGACGGTATTGGTTTTAAACGAGGCGTACCTGTTAGTGAGTTTTCAACTGATAGTTCATTCTCGGACAATGCTACTGACACTGTCCCTACAGAAAATGCAGCTAGAGGCTACGTTGAACGCAGATTAGGCATTACACACAACGGGTCAGTTGTAAATGCCAGTACATTGATTCCACCTGTTACAGGCGGATTTATGGCATTAGATGGTCAGTTAGCAATGAAAGCTGACATGGATCTTGATCAATATAAAATTATTAATGTTGCCGATCCAACCGATCCTCAAGATGCTGTAAATTTACAAAGTCTAACATTTAATAATCTCGGCGATGTAACTATTACTAATCCGAGAAGTGCTGACTTGTTTACGTTTACTGGGGTTGGTACTCAAGGTCAAAACTCTGCTGTTGTAGGCGATATTAGTCTTAACATAGATAGCACTGCACATACAGTTGATGCACAGATTAATCCAGGCGTTATTATCAATAACGATATTAATGCCAGTGCTGCTATTGTTCAAAGTAAATTACTGTTAACTGCTGCCACAACAAGAGCAGATGCCACAGGCATTACTCAAGCAGATCGGGGTATTGCTAGTTTTGATAGCAGTCAGTTTGATGCAACAAACGGTTGGATCAGTATCAAGAATAACAGTATTATTTTAACTAGACTTGAACAAGTTGCTACTAAGACTGTTTTAGGTAATACTACTCTAGTAACAGGAAATGTAACAGCAATTCCGTTTAGTACTGTAGTTGGCGATGGCGGTGGTGTTAAAAAGAGTCAGTATAACTCCAGCACTGGATATCTACGCAGAATTGGTTTCACGGCAACAAATGATACCGACTACTCTATCGTTGATGAATCTAGTACCAATGTTGTTAGCACCCTAGTTAAGCGAGATAGTAACGGAGACTTTGCTGCTAGAAATGTCAGCATTGAAAAATTATTTCTTGATACTAAAACTGTTTTAGATACTACAGCCAGTGCAACTGGTGGATACACGCAGGTCTACGGTTTCTTAAGTCAAGTTGGTATTCTAATTGGTGATGGTAGTGTTTCAACCGATAAGAGAACCTACTACGATAACGACGGACATTTATTTAGAACACAAAATGGTTTGGCATATGCTCCTGTTACCGCTTCCAGTGTACAGGCTCTAGCATTAACTACTGGTGCTGCAGGAACTTTAGGTAACATTACCGGCGATTGGAGACTAACTCTTGGCAGCAAATTACAAGCAACCTATGCCGACTTAGCTGAATACTACGAAGGGGACAAAGAGTATCCTGTGGGAACAGTATTAGTATTTGGTGGAGACAAAGAGGTATCATTATCTACTTCCAAAGAAGATTATAGAGTTGCAGGTGTTGTCAGCGATAATGCCGCATACATTATGAATACCGAATGCCCGGGTACTAAGGTATTGATTGCCTTGCAAGGACGAGTTCCTTGTAGGGTAGTTGGAAAAATTCGCAAGGGGGATTTGATGATAACATCCAGTATTGCAGGTGTTGCGGTATCAGCAGGAGGTGTTGCTAGACCGGGAACAATAATTGGCAAGTCGTTGGAAGATTTTGACTCAGATCATATAGGCACCATAGAAGTTGCTGTAGGGAGAGCATAATGCCATTTAATACAAACATCACTCCCGGTTCATCACCGTTATTGTGGAGCAACGTTTCTGATGCATTTACAAAGATAAATGCAAATTTTGACAGCTTGGTTGCTACTGTTGGCACTGGGTCGGGATTAACACCAGTTGACTTTAACACGTTGAGTACTAATGTATCTCCATCGATTACAGGTAATTGGGATCTAGGATCATTCAGTCATGGATGGAAAGACATTTATCTAACTTCAACATTGTTTATAGGTGGTGCAGCAATTTCATCAGATGGCAGCATTGTTCAACTACCCCCAGGATCCAAAGTTGGTGATTTATTATTAGATGAGAGTTATTTCAAAACTATTGCAGTTGCCGGACAATCAGACATTGTTGCAGACATTGGAACAGATACATTAACACTTGCCAATGGTACGGGAATTACCGTAACAACTAATGCAACTACTGATACCCTCACTATTTCAAATTCAGGTGTTACCGGCCTAGTTGGAACAGTGGGACAAATTGGCGTTAGTGCTAGTACTGGCAACGTAACATTGACAAATTTAGGTGTTACTAGTGTTACCGCTGGAAGTGGTATTGCAGTTAGTGCAGGCACCGGCGGCGTTACAATTAGCAATGCCGGTATTATCAGTATTGTTACAGATCCTGGTTCCGGTATTAGTTTAGATACCAGTGTTGCTAATACTGTTAGAATTACAAATTCAGCACCGGCATCAAGTCTTTTAGCATTTAAAACCATAGCAGTATCAGGTCAAGATTCAGTGGTAGCGGACTCGTCAGCAGATACATTAACACTGGTGGCAGGAACGGGAATTACCTTAACTACCAATGCAACCACTGACACTATCACTATCACAAATAGTACAACCAGTAGCAGTCAATTAACCAACGGTTTGTATCTTGTTGCTTTACGGGCCGGTGGAAATATTGATATAGATAATGGCTTCACACTTAATAGATCCACAGAACTAGGAATTGTTGCTGCGGTATCAGTAGACACTGTGGTCTATACAGCAGTGGGTAATTGCTCAACTTTAAAAGCAACGGCTCAATTCATTGGACTCGAAGATGGAGGCGATGGCAGTAACCATGTTCAGTCATGCGATATTATTGTGATAAAAAGAACAGGCCCAACAGGCACTGTTTCAGTTGATGCTTCGGTATACGGAACTATTCATTCAAGTGCCAGCCCGCTTGCTACATTTGATGCACAATGGAACGCTATTAGCGGCCGGATTGAAATAACTGCTCAACCAGTGAGTTTGACAAATACAGGGCGAGTAAAAATATTTGCCACAGAAATAAACCCAGGCGCTTAAAGGAATAACTATGACAAAACAAATAATAAACGTAGGCGCCACAGCTAACGACAGAAATGGTGATAGCCTACGAGCAGCGTTCCAAAAAGTAAATACCAACTTTACAGAACTGTACACAGCACTAGGACTTGATAACCTTACATTAAATATTGGTGCGTTTGAATTTAACGGTAGTGTAATGACTACCACAGACAGTACACCTATTGTAATCGATCAAGCAACTACAGTTACCAGTCACTTGACAGTAGGTGGGGATGTTTTGCCCAGTGTGGCTAATGGTGGGGATCTAGGTAGTCTAGCAAGGCCATGGAACAATTTATACGTTAGCAACAACACAATATACCTAGGCAATATACCGTTAGGTTTAGACATCAACAACAATTTAACTGTTAACGGTTTACCGGTAACTGGTGAGCCAAGCGTAACAACTAGTGCCGCTGCTCCAACAAGTCCCAGTCTAGGTGACCTATGGTACGATACTGTGTCAGGTAGAACATATGTTTATTATGATGCTAGTTGGGTCGACTCTAGTCCAGTAAGTTCAACTAACGAACTGGTTAACGGTGGTAACACAGTTAGTTTAGGATCAGATGGTAAACTAACATTGCCAAATGGTGTTAAGATTACTCCTATTGCGTTCGATGGAATTGATCTTGAGATTGG